AACTAAAAAAACGTGAATGTTTTAAAAGACTTATAAAATTAACACCTTCTAATTCTTGCGTTTCATCTTTAGGAAACGATTGTGCATATTCTCTAAACTTATCAGAATTTAACATAAACATATTATACACCGATAAACTTTCTAATTTATTCTGCCATTTATCTAATATTTCTAAATTTTCTGATATAAATTTATGATAGTGTTCACCTTTTGCAATATTTTTTTTAACAAACAAAATATCAATTACAATATTTTCTAATGATGATATATTAACTAATGATACAGAATGTAAATAATCTTTTACTAAATCTAAATCAGGATTTTTAATGTTAGCTGATAAATCTAAATTACTTAAATATGTAATTAATTTTTTACCTTTTAATTCACTTTGTGAGTAATCAATCATATAACTAACATTTTCTATTTGAAAGTGTTTTTTTAAATCTTCTATTGATATAGGCGCTTTTGTTTCAATAATCATTATCTTCTACCCCTAGCGCTGTGACAAGAATAGTGACAACTTGAATGACACACAGTAATTGTTTCTGTAACAGTTGTTGTACGAATTGTGTTATAAGCGGCGGCAATATTACCAAAATAAGTTTCTAATTTAGTATCGTCAATAGTCTCACCGGCCGTAATGTCTGTTGCTGTTATAGCTCCTAATGCTGCTCTATCACCAGTGTCTAAATGTGCTACTTGTGTGGCATCAAAATTTACACCTGCACCTGTTACGGTTCTTATTGCTTGTTGTTGTCGTATATTTGTGTATAGAGCTGCTTCTGTTTCTAAAACTGTTTTTATTGATGAGGCCGTAACTAAAGTGTCAGTAATATTTGCACCTGTAATATTAATATTATCGCCAGCTGTTGTGCCTCCATAACTTGCGTCAGGCATTTCTGGAAATGGTTTACTATCTGTGCCCCATACAATGCCCGTATTAGCCACATCTGTTACTAAATCTTCAAATTTATCAACTATGCCTTGTTTAGAGATTGGATCTGATATTGCCATAAATTAATTCGCTTTTTAATTCCTTCATTAAACTTTTTGGTGCGCCACAAATATTATCTTGCCAAGCTAATTGGTGACAATCACCTCCACAAAACTCAAAAACCTCACAAGAATAACACAATGGATTCCTTGCACGTTCACAAGCTATGTTTTCTATTCTTTTTGGACTATTTATAAGAGTTTTTATATCGTCATTTATATGTCCAAATTGAAATTCAGGAGCAGAATTAGGACAACCTGATATGGTTCCGTCTGCATTTATTGTAAAAATTTTTTGTTCACAATTTCTACAAAATGTACCTCCTCCTAAAAAACCTGTTGTAAATTTATCATATATAACTTCTAAAGTTTCATTATCAAACCAATTTCTACAATTATACAACTTTGATTGATGGTGCATTTTTAAAAACCAAGCGTCTTGTTCTGTGTTTTTTGGAAATATTTCCGGATGTAAATTGGCGTTACCATTACCTGTTAATCTTTCAAAAGACACTTCTTGTACACCTAAATTTTTTAACCAACGTAATAAACGTATAGGCTCAATGTTAATTGTATCTTGTGTAACACTTATAAACAATTTTATTGTAACGCCTTTACTTAAAAGTGTTTTTATATTGTCTCGCCATAAGTGATATTGTTTTCTATTTGCAAAACGTATTTTAGGATCCCAACTTGTACCTATTCTATTTTTCAATGGCCCGCTTATAAAATTAAAATGTTCATCTTTTAATTTAAAAACAAGATTTGATGTAATACCCCAACTTTGTTTTGGCCATAGTTTATTACAAGCCTCATATACTTTTTGCATATGAGATACTGGTGCTAAAAAAGGTTCTCCGCCGTGAAATTCAAAATGAATTGTATCTAAATCGCTAGGATAATAATTTCTAAATCTTTTAATCCAGTCTGTAATTTTATCAGGATTAAAATATATTTTTGCACCGTTAGTACCACTTGTAAAACAATGCTTGCAATTTAATTGGCAAGTTTCAGTAGTTTTTAAATAAAGCATCCAATTCATTTAATATCCTATACTTAATGCCCAAGTAAATGGTAAACTTTTTACTTTATGTTTAACACCTTTTGGTATTGATATTGCTTCTTCTTCTTTTACTAATATAAGTGTGTTATCCACAAAAAGTTTTTTTTCGCCTTTTATAACGCATAATAATACGTTTACATCATCAGCGTGTTCAGGAAAAGAATATCCACCTAATTGATTATAAAAAAGATGTACGTTTTTTATTTTATAATCTAAATCATAATCTTTTAAAAGTGATAGGTGATAATTATTGTCTTCTAAACCTTCAACTTTAATATGTGGTACACTTTTATAATTTTTTATCCAGTCGCTATAAGTAAATTGACTTTTTACTAAAAAATCTTTACCTTTTTCGTCTATAAAAATTAATTGATTGTTTTCGTATCTATTGTAAGATATTAACTCATCATTTAAAGCTTCAAGCAACATACTGTAATATTTATTACAGCCTAATTATAATATAATTGCTTCTATAAGGCCTTTTTCATTATTTTCTAAAGCAATTGCAAAAACTTTTTTATATTCGTTATTTTCTTTTGTAGAAAATTCACCACTCGCATTTGTAGCAAATCCGCCATTAGCTGCAATTAATTCATCGCCTTTTTTTATTTCACCTACTACCTTTACTTTAACACGGCCTTTTAAAGCAACAGGTTGGCCATTTGCTTTTGCGTTCATTAAAAAAGCAGGTCTTTCAGAAATTACGCCTATTGCTCTGTGACCTAAAAAACATTCTGTTACTTCTTTATTTCCACCTACCATAACAACTGTACCTATAGCATATTTTTTATCTGTTTCAAAAATTTCTGCTAAGTCCGCATAGTTTGCTTGTGAAGCTGTAGTAGTTAAAACATTTGTACTTGGATTATAAGTTAAACTTGTATCTGTTCTTAAAACTTGACCACCTGTAGCAGCACTTGTAAATGTAATGAAATGCGTTGCGTTTGTAGTATTTGTAGCAGTTAAATTAACCGTATCGGTAGCTGAAGATGTGCCTGAAATAGTAGTTGCAGTAAGACTATTTACAATAAGAGCAGCAGAACTTAAACTAGTTGAATTTAATTTTGCAAATGTAATAGTGTTATCAGCAATATCGGCATTTACAATTGTGCCATCAGCAATTTTAGCTGAAGTAATCGCACTATCAGCGATCATAGTGGTTGCAATTGAACCAGTATCGCCAGTTGTTATTACTGTACCATCTACGTTAGGTAATGTAATTGTTCTGCTTGCCGTAGGATTTACTACTGTTAGAGTAGTTTTGAAAGCGTCATTTATAGATCCTTCAAAAAGAATTGTTCCGTTTGTTGTTAAATTTAATTCTGAACCTGTAATTGCACCTGTACCTGTAATTGTTGTACCAGATACAGCACCAGTAGAAACAAGTGAAGTTACACTCGTTGCACCTGAACTTAACGTTCCTGTAGTTAATAAATTTTTATTAGAAAAACTAATTGCGGCCGTTGATGAAGTAATTGTGCCATTTGATGTTAAATTACCAGTTAAAGTTGTATTGCCTGCACTTAAAGTGTTTGTAACAATTAAATCATTTGGAATTGTAACGTTATTTGGCAAACCTATTGTAAGTGTATCAGCAGGTGTAACAACAGCAGTTATTTGATTTGATGTTCCAAAAACGTTTAATGTTTGACCTGCACCAATATTTTGTATAGAAGATGTAGAATCTCTAATAACCCAACCAGCGGCAGAAAAAGCAACGTTTGCTATTTCGATAACTGCTCCAACAATATTTGTTGATACTAAACCTACCGTTGTTAATAAAGCAGGATTACCAAAGTCAACTTGTGTCAAATTATTTAATTTAACACGTACCTGTTCTAGTGTATCTGTCGTATTAAATACTGTAAATGCCATAACTTATTTTTCTAAAACCTCTTTTAACATATTTTTAATTTCAGTTAATTCTTTTTTTAACATATTTATTTCTTTTACCGTATTTCTTATTTCATCGCCTTGTACTTCTCTAGTTTTAATACGATTCATATATATCTGATATTCTGTTTTAGACGTATTAATTATAGCGTTGCTTCTTCTATCTTTAACTAAATTGTCAAATCCTAAAATTTTTATTTTATCCATTATACAGCCAATGCGATTGCTCTCATATCTCTTACAATAGGAGGATATGATGAATTTGTACCTTTCAAAATAATTTTAATTTGAAAAGCAGTAAATTCTGTTAAATTACTACCACTATATTTGTATTCAAAATAAGTTTTATCATTTTCAGCAGGAGTTACGGCAGTATCTTCACTACCATCACCATTAAAAGGTATCCAAGCTAAATCATTTATATTTCTTGTTTCAGAAGGGCTAGATGTTCTAAAATAAACTTCAACATTAGATGTTGCTCTTACATTTTGTGTTAGTCTAACATCTAAAGCAGATGAAGCATTACCTAAAGTAATTGGTTTAGTTAAATAAACAGAAGCAGTAGATGTGCCTGAACTTTTATCATCATCAATAAATAAATCTGCAGGTGTATTTAATGATGTAGGTGAATTTAATCTATTTTGAACACAAACTAGACTTACTCTTTTCACGTCAATTACAGGTGATAATTTCGTAGTATTTGTTGATAAAGTACATACAGTAAATAACGATTTACTTCCTGCCATTTCATTTGTTTCATTAATAACACTTGCAACTAATTGAGGTTTTGTAAAAGTTATATTTTCTCCTGGTACAAAAGAAAAAGAACTAGAAGTGCCAGCTAAAGCAAATTCAGCTTCTGTGCCATGTATTGATCTACCTGATGTTGTTCGCATATTGTAAGTAATATTTGTGCCAGGCAATACAAGAGTTGATATTATAGGATGAGCAACATCCATTAAGATATTTCTTGTAGCTGCTGTAGTCGTACTGCCTACATTTCCTGATGACGTAGCTGTTCCTGCGGTAGTAATATCGTAAGTATCAAGTGTTACGTTTGATATACTTGTATATGTTCCATTAATTTGTGTATGTGTAATTCCGTTATATGTTCCAGCTGCTACACCACTGATTGTAACATTATTACTTGTGCCGTGCATTCCGTGATTTTTATGATAGACTCTTATGACACCTGACCCACTCGTGGTTCTCAAAGGATTTAAACCTAAAGTTTTAGATTGCAATGCTTCATTACAAAATGTAACATTGCCTACTACATTTGAAAATTCAGCTCTTTTTATTTTAAATTTTAAATCTTCATTTTGATCTGCTGTCCAAGTAGATCCATTTTGAGATTTAAAGAATACACCTGCATAAGGTTGTTGTGAGATGGTTCTATCAGAATTTATTTGTCTCTCTCCAATTCTGGCGACATAGACTCTATAATTATCACTGTTAGCTAATAAACACATACAATATTCAGTTTTTTCTCTTAAATAAACCGGCGAAGGAAAAGTAAATGATGTGGCCGTTGCTGAGTCTGTACTTGTATTAACTGATGAAGCACTTAATACAACTTCGCCAAAAGGTAAAATTGTTTTTGAAGGATACCCATTGATAACTTCTCTTAATTGTAAAGTTATAGGTATATTTTGATCTTTATTTGAAAAGAAAACATCTACTGATGTTGCAAAAATTCCACCTGCATCATCTACTAAAAATGTTTGTGCTATAGGATCTACCCAACCTATTTGTTCAGTTGTTGTCCTTGAGGTCTCTCTAGTAATGTTTCTATTTTCATTTACACTTTGTCTTGCTAAGATAGCTTCTCTAGTAGATACTATTGTATTTTGAACTGTCTCAAGCGATCCTCTAGCTATGTAATCTGCTTCAGCAGATGTTTCAATATCATTTAAACTTTGAGAATTTGTAGATGAACTTGTAAGTCTAAATGTTCTTTGACCTGTTCTCCATCTAGGTTGAGTATCATCTTTAGGTGAAGGTATAGCAAAAGTTCCTGATACATCACCTGCCGAGTTTGTTACTAATGCACCGCCAATAGATCCTGACGTAGGTGTAACATATGATGTTATATCTATATTATCAAAAAATGGATAAACTCTTGTATTTGGTTTTAATCTTTTTGCTGTAAAAGTAATTGTTCTACTTCTAATAAAAGGTATAAAGGCAATATTTAATACTCTATCTCCTAAAGAAGTTTTTACAACTTGCGGTACGAAGTTTGAACGAACACCTGTTCTTGTTTGCGATACTCTTTGTTCTGTTGTTCTTGTAATGTCTGCTAATAAAGGTGCTCTACCACCATGTGCGGCTCTTTGATTTGTTACAACTGTTCCTGTTTCAACAGGTTGCCCTACCCAAAAATCTTGCCATTCATTCCATACAGTACCAATTTCTATTTCTGTTAGATTAGGATTTCCTAAATTTTGAACCATAGTATCAAAAGAACCGTTTTGATTTACTAATAAATCTGGAATTCTTTCAGTTTCTTTCCACTCATCACCTGGAGGATCTAATACAAGTGAACCTGACCAAGTAAAAATATTAAAAGGATTTACATTTACAGTTTTACTTGCAAATGGTTGATCTACGTAAGTTGTTTCAGTATATGGTAATGTAATTAAATCACCTGTCTTTTGATAATTAGCGGCCGTTCTATCAGCGTCAACAATTGCCGTGCCGTCATCATCAGCTTCAATTAAAGATACAAGTTGTTCGCTATATAATGGCCGCATATAACCACCCGCCATATCCATTGCAATTTTATAATCGTTATTTCCAGCGTCGCCTATTCCATGACCTGTAAAATTATCAACAATAAATCCATTTTTAAATCTATCAAAACCGTCAGCGTCTTGTATTTGTAAAGCTTGAGCCTGTGTTTCTAATAAAGATAATTGAGTATAATACTCTACGTTTTCAATTCTTCTTTCTAATTTACCAATATCTCTCATTGTATATCTACGATTATCTATTTTTTGAATTATTAAATCGTCTGTACCTAATGTATAACTATTTAAATAAACAGTGTACAAGTGCATAGCGTCATCAATTGATTTTGGAACTTTTGGATTAATTGAACTTGCACCTTTTGCAACTTTAAAATTGCCTTCTTTATCTAAAAATATTTTATCTATTCTAGGTAAATAATATTCAAAGTCTGTTGTAACATCAGAACCAAATTTTACTGGATCAACAGTTGAGGCACCTGTTCCGCTATATTGTCTCATATTTTGTGAACCAATTATTGTAGAAGCGTCATCAACACGAGGTCTAAAATCTAAACAATCTCTTAAACTAAATCTTTCACCTGATGTATCTGACGTATATGAAGGAATTCCCTCATAATCTAATCCTGAAGCTGCGTATGTGTCAACATCAAAATAATCACCTGCACCGTGAGTAAAAAATTTAAAGTTTACTAATAGTCTGCCTGTAGGTGTTAATTCTCCTAATTTTAATTTTAAACGACCAATATCATAATAATTATCTCTTTGACCTGTATCTAAATTAAATCTATTAGTTATATTTGTATCGCTAGATGTTGCTGCTGTTGCAAAGTTTGCTGACATAAAAACGCTAACGATTTCAAACACATCTGCTTTTCCTAATCCAATTGTGCCAGATTGTATTTCTGTTTGATTAGATATAGCTTGAGAAGTAGTTGTAATAGTTTTTGTTTTTGAGCCTGCTGTTGTTCTATTAATAGTAGCTAACACTTTTAATTTATGACCTTGATAATTAGCGCCATAATTTAATGTTAAAATTGCATTTGCTGATGTTCTTGTAAATATAGCCGTACCTGAATGGTTATTTCCTGTAATGCTTAGAATATCACCTACAGATCCACTTGTTCCAGCACCTAAACTCATTATTGATATAGAGTAATCAGATTCATCAAGCGCTGTAAAAGTTTCATTTGTTCCAGCGGTCAATGTTCCTATACCAGATGATGATAAAGTAACTGTAAAATGTCTTCTAATTTTAAATGATGTATCAGTTAAATTATTATTTGTAGCTGTTTTTAAAGTTTTAATTGTCTCATAAGGTAATTTAAAAATAGCTATATTTTTATCTGGTGATTGTAATTTACTTCTAAATCTTGTAGCTGTTGTTTTTGTGGATACATCACTTGCACCTACAGCTGTTAATAATTGTAAACTTGTATTTGATGAAATAGATTCAATTACTCTTGTAACTGTGCTGCCAGCGTCAGTTGTAAATGTAATTACATCTCCAATTCTTAATTCTGTATTAAAAAGAGTGCCAAAACCTGTTACTGTTGTTCCGTTATTTGCCACAGATAGTGAACCAAAAACAGGATAACTTTCATTAAATGTAGCGTCTAGTGAAACGTCAGCCGTAAATGCTGGAGAGCCGGCCATACCTAATTGTTTTACGCTTGTAAAATCAAAAGTTTGAACACCTTTAAATCCATATCGCTCAGATTGTACAACAGATGTAGCAGCAGATGTAGCTCCTGTAATTGTTTCACCTGATACAAATATTCCTACTACATCATCTAATACTAAAACACCGTGTCTTGCATCACCGCCTGAAGTAAATGATGTGACGTTAACAGGATTAACTCCTGAAGCGTCATATAATTCAAACGTATTTGTTGTAGGATTTTTTACTGTAAATTTTGTAGTATCTAAAACAGCGGCCGAATTTACTTGAAAACCTGCACTTAAAAATTGTATTTGCATACCCTCTTTAAAAGAATGATTAGTTGAAGTTACAACACCAGGACTTGCTACAGTTACGTTTGTAACAGCAGCAGATTGAATTGCTGATATTGATTGAACAATACCAGTAGCACCTGAAGAGCTACCTGTTACTTTTTCTCCATTAGTAAAAGACTGTGCTGTTGAATAATTTAAATGTGTAAACATTTCTATATCAAATAGATAATGTTTGTAAATTACACTTGTTAACGCTGAACTTGAAAATATATTTGCTAGAGGTGTTCCTGAATGATGTTCAAAACCTCTGGATTTTGCACGTCCTATTTGTGGCACTGTAACGCCAACTGTTGATTGCTGTACGCCTCTTGTTACTGTAAGAGTATCAAATAAATTTAATGTTTTAAAAGCTTCTGTTTCTCCTGACACAAATCCAATATCAGGTGAACCAAATATATTTTTAATATTAACAAAATTTTGTAAATCAAAATTTGTATTAAAAGCATTTTCTGTTTTAAATTCTCTAGCTTTATCAATATCTACAAAAGTTGTGCCGATAGTTTCAATTTCGTATCCTCTAACATAAGCTTTACCAGGTGAAAGACCTGCAGCCAATTTTGATTCTGAACCGCCTTCAGTATTTAAATAAATTCCTCTATTATTACCATCAATAATATGCTCTCTCATTTCTACATCAAAATCTTTTACAACGTAATCGCCTGATTCGTCAAAGGTTCTTCTTGCTAATGTATCTTCTAATACGGCATATTCAGTTGAACGTACAATATTTTGTCTAATACCTAATTTTAATCTTAATAACTCAAAAAAATCTGCGTCATCTGAAGCTGTTAATGTTTTTTTTGTAAGTGTTAAATCAATTTTAAATCTGTGAGCTCCTGGTGCATTTGCATTTGAAGAACCAGCAGCATTATCATTTAAAGAATTATCTTCGTTTGAAGTAACATTACTTTCTACTACTGTTACACCTATTCTATAACTTGGTGTGTTTGTATATTTGTCAAGTATAAGTGTTTGTGCAGAAACTTTTAAATAAAAACCATTTATATAATAAACACCTTCTTCAATTAAGGCAGCTGAACCTTTAGCTGTTGATGATACGCCAGCACTCGCTAAAACAGTAATACCATTAGGCTCAAAAGCTTGTACTGTTTCTCCATTTGAAAATACTAAAGATGTATTATTTGTTCCTGTTCTTGTATATTTTACAAATAAAGTATCTGGATCTGTGCCATCATTTGCTGTTGCGTTTACACACAATGCTCTAACGCCTGATGTAACACCTCTTAATTCTTTACCAATATAAGATGATACTGAAGCAAATGTTTTTGAAGAAAGTTTTACGGCACTATAATCAAGGTCAAAAGCGATTTGACCTGGTATAACCATTGCACCTTTTTCAAAAACGTGATCACCAAATCTTTCAATTTGATTTTGTAGTATTGTTTGCGATTGTGTTAATTCTCTTGCTTGAACAGCAAAACCTGGCCTAAAAAGAATACGATAAAACTTTTTTGATTCTGAAAAATCATCAAAGTAAGGTGTTAAATTAAAATCTGTTTTAGCTGGCATAACATTTTAAAACTCTATAACTAATTTAATATTTTCTGTTTGATCAGCGGCTCTAGTAATTGGAGACCTGTTTTCAATATATAATACATCACCTTGATCGGCATCTATTTCAGAACCTTTATATCCTAAAGTAAATGTTATTTGATCTGCTGTTTCAGTAGCTGCAGAACTTGGTGTGCCTGTTGCACCAGAAGTTTGACCTGTAATTATATTTGCTCCACTAAATGCAGTTAAATTACCATTGCTGTCAACACCCTCATCATTAAATCTTGTTTGTATATAATGTAAAATTCTATTTGTTGAATCATATTCTACAACTTTACCTACAGCTCCTGTTGTTGCTTGATTTATTTCTTCATCAGCTACAAAAGTTCCTGGTGGAGGAGATACTTCAAATCGAATAGCTTTAGTGCCTCTTAAAGTTGTAGTTGTTGATAATAAACCTGCAGATTTAATATTTCTTACTAATACTATTTTTCTAAAATCGTTTTCTGTTGTAAAGTCACCTGTATTTGTAATTTCGGTTCCTTCCAAAGATACATTTAACATTACAAAAAATCCACCTAATTCTGTTATTGCATTAAAACCGTGACCGCCTCTTGGTGGAATAATTACATCTAATTCTGCACCTGTTAAACCAGTAGCACCTGCAGCCACGATTTGTGCATTACTAATTGTTGCAAAAGTATAACCTGCACCTGCTGCCGTAACTGTTACCGATGAAACAACACCACCCGTAATTTGTACGGAAGCTGTAGCACCTGTTCCATCGCCTCTTATAGTTACTGTGTACGTACCGTTTGTACCACCTGAGCCAGCAGATTTAATTTTTACTAAATTAATTGAACCATTAACAGCAGCAGATGAAACTGTTGCGTCTGTTACAACTGCCATAAAATCTGTTGATAAGAAATTTGCTTGTTGTGCCGCTGATAAAGTGTACATATATTTCCACTGATATAAGTCTGACGTTTGAATAATTGCAGTAGAAGTGCCGCTTGGTTCTTGTGTTGATGGTGAGTTATTATTATTACTAATTACTTTGTAAACGTTTCTTGCAGATGTTAATACATAAAACGTTGCGTCAAATAAATTTGTTGCACCAGAATTTGATGATTGTAATGTTGTTGTGCCTGTTACACGATTGCCGTAGTCGTGTCTATAATAGTCGTAAACTGTACCATTTGTCCAGTTTCTTCTTGGTATTACAAAAGATACATCACTGCTTGTGACTCTTTTAACTGCTAGTAAATCATCATAAACAAAAGATTCTTCTTCCATACTATCAGCAGGAGTTATTGGAGCGGCATCTGTGCCTGCGTTTACTGTGCGTGAATCTGGTCTTGTTTGTGTTGCAAAGGCCTGTGGTCGGCCAATACCTAGATAATAAATTTCAGGTGAAGCTTCAGAAAATGACTCGCTAAACTGTTCAGCGTTGTTAATTCTAAATTTATTTGTTATAATTGCTGGCATATTTTAAAATTCTTTCTTACTATTTATACGAGTTTCCTCATTTTATAGATATCTTACTTGTATTACCGCAGAAGCCGCCGGCGCTGCTGTAAAAGTTAATGTTGTTGTTGAAATTGTATAGTCTGTTGTTGGAACTAATATAGCACCATTTACAATAACTAAAACATCATTTACATTTCTACCTTTATTTATTGTAAAATTCGTTGTAGCACCATCACCTACAAATCCATCTGAAATTGAACCTAATACAATTTTGCCTGCCATACCTGAATGAAATTGACAAGCATAGTAAATTGATGATGAAGCATTTGATGGTACTTCAATATATAAAGTTCCTGTAGTTTGTAATAATGCTGAGGCTCCAGAGGTTTGGTTACCACCTGATGAAATATGTAATAAACCTGTTGTGTAAGGGCTGGCTGCAGCATAAGCACCTGGAACCGTTTGTAAATGAAATGGGTGGCCTGATACGGCTAAATTTAAAGCATAAGTATGACCTGCTTTTAAATATAATGTAGGATTACTTCCAGAATAATGTGAGTTAAATTCATAAGCACCTGAACCAGAATTTATTACATCAATTGAAGCTGATGTTTGAAGCACTTTATTTACAAAATCTTCAGATTTTATATTAATAATATTGTTAGCTGATGAGTTAATAGTTGTAGAAGCAAGTGTCAAACCTGTAATTGTATTAGCTGTACCACCTAAAGAGACTGAAGTTGTACCAATAGTAACTGAAGAATTTGTCAAAGATGAGTTTGCAATATTTTGTAATGTATTTGAAGATCCGCTTATAGTCTTGTTTGTTAATATATCAGTTGTCGCTTTACCAACTAATGTATCGGTAGATGTAGGTAAAGTTATAAGACCTGTATTTAAAATAGAAGAAATATTTGGTGTTGTTAAAGTTTTACTTGAAAGTGTTTGTGCTCCTGTCAAAGTTGCCACAACAGTGGTATCAATTGCAAGTGTACCTGTTGATGTAATTGTACCACCTGTAAGTCCAGTACTAGCAATAATTGAAGTGACACCGCCAGTAACTAATGTAACCGGATCATATCGGCCTAACGCACTATTAAAAGATAAAACTTGACCATTTGTTGGATTTGTAGGACCAACATCTGATAAATCTTTTATGCTAGAGTTTTCTGAAATTATTTCATTCCAACCTCCTGAATCGGCAAAGTAAGCTTTTGCTGTACCATTTGTTGTTGCAAACATACCACCATACGTAGTAGCATTTGGCAGACCACCTAAATTTGCAAAATTATGTCTTAATTTATTTCCGCCACTTGTTAAATCAATTGTATTAGTAGCACCTGTAAGTGATAAGCCGGCAACTGAAGAAGTTGTGGCACCTAAAGATGTTGAAGTTGAACCTAAAGTAATTGTAGAATTTGCTAATTGTGCATTTGAAACACCACCTGATTTAATTGTAACATCACCACTTGCAACTGTAAAACTGGCCGTGTTAAATGTTGCAACACCTTTATTTGATGATGTGGCGTCTTCAGCGGCAATTGTAATTGTGCTGCCTGAAATTGTAGTATCAATTGCTTCACCACCTGAAACTTGTAAAGTTGTTCCCAAATCAATAGTTGATACAGTTGATGTG